TTTCTCCGCTATTTAGGATCCAGGCCTGTGATCAGCGCGCGCCAGGACGACCTGTCGCAGGGGCGGCTGTTCTGAGTGTGCCCAGGCACAGACCTGGCCTGCTCCATTGAGATCGACAAGCCATGGCGGGACAGAGAGCAACTCTGGCAAAACCGGCTGCTGCAGCTCGGTATGGACGAATGCCCATAATCCGCAGCCAGCGCTCAAAGATTGCCGACCAACCCTTCGGGTTTTAGTCCGTTATTTCAGGGTGACACGCTTTTGCCCCAAGGCCGGCGGGTTGAAGAAATGGCAAGCAGACGCAATTTTGTCAGAGGTGGTGTGACGCTCGAAAAAGTGAGGTACGAGCGCTCTACCTCCCGCTTAACACCTAGCCTTCAACAACTTGCATCCCCAACAATTACCACGCTGACTTCATCGAGCTGACCACAAGCCGCAGGATTTAGGTCATTCCCCAGGTTGCGCAAGCGATCCGAAAAATTGCGGAAGTGATCCGCCAAATCGCAGGCATAAAAAAACCCCGTAGACCAAGGTCTACGGGGTTTTCGAATGTGGAGGCCGAAGCCGGAATCGAACCGGCGTGGGCGGATTTGCAATCCACTATTTTATCCTTATAAATCATAAACTTACGGATAATTCGATTCCGCAAGCGCGTCATATTTTGGCAGCCGAACGCCAAGCATATGAAGGGTTTGGTTTTGAGGTGCGGAACTGATTTAGCCACCCCCTCGCATGGCATCCTACCCATCGCAAAACACTCACTCAGCACCATCACCGGCTATGCTTTTCCTCACAGAGGATCACATATCATGAACTCAGACCTAATTCCCGTCCTCCTTTACAAACTCAATGAAAATCAGCTTGCCCTTGAGGCTGCCATCATGGAGCTGACACTATGGATTGAGCTGCAAGGCTCATCTGAGGTAGGAGGAAATGTTCGTGGGGCGCTAGACGTAATTACCCAGAATGAAGAGTTCATCAACGTTTCACTAAAAACGCTCATACAACCTGAATGAAAAAGCGTAACTGATGCAGAGAAGCATTTACCTAGAGTAAATCACTAGAAAATAGCTCTAGTGAAGCTTGATGGAGTCATCACCAACCGCTAAAAGCTGATAATCGGTTACTGCCTGGACTAGCGACTCAGCCAATATTTTCAAGCATTCAATTTCTTCTTGTGGGCGCCCTGAAGTTTTAGCCTCACGATAAAGACGCAGAGCTTCTAAGGCCTCGAAGATCAACGGCTCACCAGCCTGGGTCATTCCCAGAATTGTCCTCTTCATCAGCACCCCACCCTCTCAGTACTCACATCAGTCTAGCTGCTGCTCACTGACATTCAGTCTTGACCCAGAGCTGTCGCAGGCCAGAGGCAGCTATCGGCCAATAGCGGTCATTCAGCACAGCTGGAAATGGCCGGGAGCTGCCAATCGCAGCCCCCATTGGCCTTGTTTTACGAATACGGGATTTTGGGTAGTTGCAGGCCGTGCACACAGTCATTGGCAACGTTGACGCACAGCGGTTAGCCAACGGGAAACTACCTCTAACTCTTTGTCGGTAAATTCTTCCGTCAATGTCGCGTTCAATGGGCCTAATTCGGTCGTCGCCAGTAATGCTGCTTCTAATCCTGCCTCTGTTAGCCAGAGCCGGTAGCTGCGCTTATCTTGTCCATCGACTCGACGATCGATCAACCCTGACTTCACCATTCGATCCGCTAACCCGGTCATGGCCGATGGCGCGATATCCAAGGCAGATGCCACTTCTCCGCTAAGTGCCCCATCTTGGGCGCGGATTACAAACAGAGCTCCGGCTTGAGTTGCACTGATGCCTGCGGTATTGGATACGTGCCGTTCAATATGCCTGGATAAACTTTTTTGAGCTGAGTTCAATAGATAAATGTAGCGACGATCATGTCTCATATTGATTTTCCGGCAATTGGGTATTCAACCAAGCGACTACTATCGGCCACAGTTTGTCAGCATGCCGATGACGGAAGAACCCCAAATGGCCGATAGAAAATCCTTCACTGTCTTCGGGGCCTAATTGGCGGCGTTCAACAGTGCACTTAGTTAGATGCCCCATCATCAGGTCGATAGCTTGCGCCGGTGCCCAAGGATCATCATTGAAACCTAACGCCAGAATAGGTAACGAAGGTCGAGAAAATCTGGCAGCTGCGTTAACTGATGGGTCATCAAAAAAGTAATTGCGAAGGCTTGTCCAGCGTGACCACTCGAGCATGACATTCGCAGGAATATCCTCTCCGAGGCCCAGTCTGCGACCCGGAACGTAACCGAAGAGTTTGGCGGTTAGAGGCCCTATGATTTTCAGCAGAACCGATACTTTCAAACGCTCCATGCCTGGCTTTATAAATCTGAGACAGCCTGCATGTGAGCATATAGTCACAGCTGCACGCAGCTTGCGACTGCTAGCACTCAACCCGATGGCGTGGCCACCAAAGCTGTGGCCTACAGCTAAATGGGCAAGGCTTGGGTAATGCTCAGACACCCACTGCGTTACGGCCTCGACATCGTTGTCAGCCCACGACGTAAATCCGGCTTTAACATCCTTCGGATGTGGCCCATCCCTACCGACGCCCCGGTAGTTGTATGTGATGACAGTGAAGCCATTCTCTGTCAAAAATTGTGCAAAAGCGAAATACATTCGTTCGGTGACAGCCGTCGCAGGATTGATTTGAACGACTGCTTTAGCAGCGCCAATCGCCTCGTGAACATGGAGTTTTACAGGACTACCATCAGGGCAAATAGCTGTGTTTTGTACTGGGCTCATAGGATTATTTCGCATGCGAAATAATATACTTAACATGCGAAATACACACTCATCAAGCCATTCCTACATGTCGCGCTTGTTTTAGGGCTTGTGGCAAGTTAAATCTGGCTAGTTTTTCTCACGACGGTTGCCGTTTGAATTGATCGCGGAAGGGCGTTGGTGACCGCTTTTGGCCGATAGCAGCCTGGCACGAAGGGCTGCCTCCGGCCAGAAGCGGTCGGTCGAGACCTTCGCGTAAATGGTGGGACTATTGCCCACCATTTACGAGGAAACTTAATTATCTCTCCGGACCGGCTTTGCCGTTTAAAAATCGGCGAACGTGAAGGCTGCATTGAATATCAGGGCCGCGACGAAACCCACAGGCGCGGCGCGGAAGAGCAACTGCGGGAACAACGAAGAGCGACTTTGTTCTGTCGGACAGGAGCCAAGTATCAAGCTGCCGCCTGAGGAGAACGGGGAAATAGAAGTCGCCTGCGCGCCGACCACGATGGCCACGAACAGGACCATTGGGTCTATCCCGAGCGCTGCGGCAATCGGCGGCACCATCGGGAACAGCGCCGGAGTGACGACGCCCAGGGTGCTGGAGAACAGCGACATGCACGCCGCGACGATGCCGAAGACAATCGGCACCATGATCGGCGGGATGCTGCTGCCCATCCACGAAGCTAGCAGATCGATGGTCCCGGCCTTGATCGCGACCGAGATGAGCATGCCTACGCCACAGATCATGATCAACGTCGCCCAGGGTACAGAGGCCAAGACTTTGCGTTCGTCACCCAGCTTGAGCAGGAGCGCGATAACTGAAAATAGACTGGCGATCAGGCCGATATCCATCTTGGAGTTGATGAAACTTACTGTCGCGTTATCGGGGAAGGTAATCTGGGCGATAGGTGCCGCCAGGACGATGACCATCATCGTCAGTGTCAGCCCAAGCGTAATTTTCTGTTCGGGGTTCAGCGGCGTAGGTACGGTGGCTACGTAGGCAGTGGCCTTCATCGCCTTGCCATGTCCGGTAAGGAATACCAACACCGAAATCACCAACAACGGAATCACCAGCGTACTAACGAAGATTGCCGCCGCATTGATGAAGGCATCATTCTCCGAAATTCCGGCGTTGACCATCAAGCCTCTAAAGATAATGCCGCTCTGGCTGGAGACGAAGTTGGCTCCGCTCAAGGCGCCATAGTTCACCGCCATTCCGCCGGTGATTAGGCTCATGCCAGTGCGCTCGCATAGCAAAAGGGTGATCGGGGCCATGAAGGCCAGGACCGTATAGTAGCCAGCGCCCATTGCCGAAATCACCGTGGCGGTGAAGAAAACCGCGAAGGGAAGCAGTTGCGGCATCGTTCGGCAGCGGTAAATCAAGTGTTCGGCAAGCTTTTCCAGTGTTCCGTTGACAGTAGCGAAGCTATAAAACAGGCACACAGCGAAGATGATGAAGAAGATCTTTAGCGGCCACATGCTGATGACTTCGGAGGGGCTGAGTCCCATCCCGAAACATCCGATCAGGTACGCAAAAGCGATGGCGAAGAGACCGATGTTGATCTTGGTCTTATAGCCAAGGGCGACGGCAACCACGATTGCCGCCACGACGAGCAGGCTCATCATAAGGAACGTCCTATTGTTGTTATGGGTCGTTAACGCGAAACGTCGAAGCCGAACAGCTTCGCCGGGTTATCCAGCAATACCTGGGCGCGTTCGCCAGGTTCCGGGAGCAAAGCTTCGAAGAAAGCGACCTGACGGTCGTAGTCGGTCTGATCTTCGAACTGGGTGTTGGGCCAGTCACTGCCCCAAAGGAATCGCGCAATGCCACCGCTAGACTCGCGCACCTGAGCCAGAACACGCCGTGCCTGGGCAAGGTTCGACTGGCTACGGTAGGGCGCCGAGAGTTTGAGCCATACGCGCTCGTCGGCGAGTAACGTGAGAAAGGCTTTGTGATTGGGATTCTCGATCTTTATGCCGCCAGTGGGCAGGCCAAAATGATCGATCACCACGTCGATGCCACACGCCAAAATGTCCGGCACGATCAATGCTACGTCATCGATTGCGCGTTGAATCTCGACGTGCCAGCCTCGCCCGCCCAGTCGCTCGAACAGGCCGGTCCAGGCAGGACCTGTATAGTCGGCCGGAGCCTTACCGATGAGATTGAGGCGAATGCCTACCACACCCGCCTCGGCAAGTTCGTCCAGTTGCACCTCACTGATCTCCGTGTCGACTACTGCCACCGCACGCAGCCGCTTCGGATACCGGCTTAGCGCCTCAAGCAGGTATTGGTTATCGGTGCCCAGAAAACTCGGCTGGATCAGTACGCCGTACGCCAGGCCATGACGATCAAGGTACCCGAGGTAGTCCTCGACCAGCGCATCGTAGTGAGGGCTGTAGCGTCGCCCGGGGACCATCGGCAAGTTCTGATGGAAGATGTGTGCGTGCGTGTCCACGCCGTGCAGGCTGACAGGCAGAGAATGATTCATGAGCGAAACCCTGATTTATTGTTGTCCTGACGAGCCCGCTGCCAGCAATCACGGCTGGAAGCGAGCCAGATCGTTAGGTTTACAGATATTCATATATATGACTGCATGACCATATCTTCAGTGCTTGGTATCTGTCAATTGACGCAATGATGATAAAGTGAATCCGCCTCGGACAAGGACTGATCAATAAATGAACACTTCAACACTCGGATACGACGAGCGGCTGCCGCTGTATCAGCGCCTCAGAGAAGAAATGCTGGCGAAGATTTCTGCCGGCGAATGGACCCCGGGGGCGCCTATTCCCACAGAGGCGGAGCTGACACGGCATTACGGCGTAGCCATTGGCACGGTGCGCAAGGCGGTGGATACTCTGGTCAACGAGGGGCTTCTGTTGCGCAGCCAGGGTCGTGGCACCTTTTTGCGGCGGCCGAATTTCGAGACCTCGCTGGCTCGTTTCTTTCGCCAAGTGAATGCCGGCGGCGGGCGAGAAATCCCCACCAGTCGTATCCTCTCCATGACGCTCCGGACACCGTCGAAGACAATAACCGACGCGCTAAAGCTGAGCGAGGGTGAGGAGGTCGTGTACATGGAGCGCCTGCGTATGGTCGAAGACCGCGCATTGTTTCACGAGGAAATCTGGCTATCCGCCAGCCGCTTCGGGGCCTTGCTGGAAATCGACTCGGCGAGCTTCGGCGAACTGCTCTATCCGCTTTATGAAAAGCAGTGCGGGCAATGCATCGCCTCGGCAAAGGAAACCCTCACGGTTGGCGCGGCTGACAAGGCCATGGCTGACACTCTGTCGATTAAGGTCGGCGCACCGATGGTCAGCATCGAGCGAACGGCGCTGGGCTATGACCGATGCCCATTGGAATACCGCCTGTCCCGCGCTGCGGCCGACGGGTTCCGGTATCAGATCGAGATTTCCTGACGCTTATGCGCGGACGCTACAGATTGATGGGAAGGATTCGCCAACCTAGTTCGAAATGGATTCATGGGTATCGTGATTGCCAGCCGCCGGCGCTGCGCGCTTTCCGTCACGCAATGGCAGGCGGGTCGCTGCTGTCAGGGGATTCGAACGTTTTCTGTATTCGCCGTATACCGCTCGGGGCCCTGAGTACGGGCTGTTTCATCGGTTCAAGAAAGTCTAAAGCGGCCCCAAGTGGACTGTAATTAGCCCTAGCTTTGCCCTAATCACCGGAAACATCTTATCCTGTTGACAGCTCCCAAGCCCCTTGATGTGCATGTAGCGTGCGAGTTGTAGATTTTGCTGAGGCCGTTATTTTTAGAGCCCCAATTGCCTGCAATCCATGTCCTGTGCGGGGGTATTTTTTGGTTCTGCCATTGAATAGACCCGGACTTCCTAGACGCTCCCGACACACAGTTTTTGGCCGTTAGATGCCTTACTCGTAAGGCAGCAATGGGTCGGAAGTGGTCTTTCGTGGGCGACCGCTATTGGCCGATTGCTGTCGTTCAGCAAGGGAGCATTCGGCCAAATGCAGCCCCTGTAATACATCTCTATAGCAGGGCTGACTCGGTATCCCCCCTACCTGCTGCAGCCCATCCTCCCGAAGGCGGGCTTTAATGTGTCTGCTACGCTCTCCCTATCATCCAGAGGAAACGCTATGGCCGCCCTTCCCGACGATCCAACACCAGCCTTATTAAGCCGATTGAACCAAAACATAAACGCTCTGGGCTCTGCTATCGAAGAAATAGGAATCTGGATAGATCAGCGCGGCTCCACAGAAACATATCATCGAATTAACGAGCACCTTGAAACGCTATCAGAGAACAGTGATGCCATTACCGAATTGCTGGTTGACCTGATAGTTAGATGGGTGCCAGAAAGCGATGCCGATGCGGAAGAGTAAACTCACTTTGAAATGCAGCGGCTTTTGTCGCTGCTCATGGTGACACGTGAGTTAATCCAACGTGCTGAGCGGATGATAACTCCACCATTCTCTAGGCACCTGAGTCTGCGGAAAAGCGGCGGCGAACTGGATGTTTACACCTTTTTATCTACGATTTATTTATTGGGTGCCAGAGGTTTCTCTGATATAGGCCTGACAGGCCTGCAACGCAATCAGTCCTTGATCGCCGTCGCCGGTGATTCCAATAATTCGTTGAGCATGCGCTGGGTCAAGTTGGGCTCTATGGGAACCATGAACCACGCCGCCGGCGCTGGTGGTGGGTTGCACTGAGTCACAACCAGTTGCGGCAGCGTCGAGTTGGACTGACAACCGCAAGTCAGCAGTTGCAAGGCGATCACGCAGATGTGTCTGTTTGGTTTTCTCATCGGTCAGGGCTCGGTAATGCGCTTGGTCGCTGGCTGCCAGCCATTGCTCCAGGGCGAGGCGCTTGCCCTGCTCTGCTAGGATTTGCGCGGAGTTAGCATTGGCCAGATTCATGCGCTCGGTTTGGTGGGCGGCTTCCTTGGCGGCCAGTTGCGGGCCGTAGGCGTTGGCCTGCCACTCCCATGCGACCCACGCGCTCTCCACCATCAGGGCTAGGATGATCATCAACACCCCGCCCCACTTCAACGCATTGATCTTCACGCCAACACCTTGAGCGCCCGGGCGTACAGCGCCTTCCGATCGACCGCGCCGTTCTGGCCGCCGTTGATGCGCTGGGTGATCTTGTCGAACTGACCTGCGTCAGCCAGGGTGCTGAGGCCCTTGGTTGCCCAGAACCATGCGGCCGACATACAGGCATGCTGTGGCTTCTCCAGCAGCTCGGGCTGCTTGATCAGGTCAAGGCCCAGTCCTTCACCGCAGGCCATGTAGTTGGCCCGGCCGGTGATCTGGATTAGGCCACGACCGCAATACTTTTGGCCGTCACCATCAGCTTCTGGCGTGTTGCCCAAGCGTTTGGCAAGTGAGCCGGTGTCGTACTTGCTCAGGTACTGCTCGCCTCCCAGTTCGCGCACATAACGGAACTGACCTGACTCATGTCCGACTTGGGCGATAAAAGCTGCCTGGCGCAGTGTACCTACGATCTGGTAACGCACCATTGCGGTGTTCAGCACAGGAACAAAAACGCCGGCTGACTGGCCGGCGTTAGGAAGAATATGCAGCAATTGCTGCTTTGAAATAGGCATAAGGCCTCCAGTTTTTACAAATATTTAATATTTAGAGCTATACCATTCGTTAGTGGCCATTTGATACTGTTCCAACTCCAAAAATAATTGCCCGGAAGCAACGTCATGAGTACGGCCTCTAAACGTGGATGGATGTGGGCGTATCGCAAGATACGTGATCTTCACTGCTCTCGATTGACTGCGATCTACAGAGCGACTCTGTATGCAGTTCGAGGCGATACGGGGACTTTTCCCAGCACGTTAACTCAGCGAAAAATCCATATTCGCCGCTGACGATTGGGCTTGTCACCACCTTAAAAGAGTCCAGATGTGAAGGTCTTCGGGTTAGAGCTGAACGATTTTCAGGGTCTTCTCAGGCTTCTTCCCTTTAACCTTGGCCTTGCCCTTCTTGCCGGCGTTGCACTCGATCGTCGTCGACCAACCAGACTGCGTGAAGACCTGCTCCCGGGAGTCCACCAGATACTCGCCATCGAGCCCGTTCTTGAACCCCTGTGCATTGATCATCCGCTCTGCGAACAGATCAGAACGCCCGGGCATTTCCAGCCGCACACCTGCAGTCGAGCGATTGAATGCGGCCAAGCGCGCCTTGGCGGCCTGTTCGGCGGCGGTCTTGTTCGGGTGGATATGCCGATCGGTATGCACCGGCGGCAGGCCGTCCGGGGCGTCGTCGTTGTTCAGATTCACCAGCGCCAGTTTGCCGGTGGCCTTGTCCTGATACTTGGTGCTGACGGCCTTGTGGGTCGAGCGATCGCCCAGCCGAAAGCTGTAGCGGCTGACGTCCGTTTTGTTGATGGTGACGACGCCCAGTGTCTTGCCGCTGACCGTGACACCGCCCTGACGCGGCATGACGATCAGCTTGCCGTCCGCGACCTTGGCCGTGCAGTCGTGCTGCCGGGCCAGCCGGGTAATGAAATTGAAGTCTGATTCCCCCAACTGGTCAGCCCGGGGCACGATTGTGGCCACCGTGCAGGCCGGCTCCCAGCCGTTACGCCGCGCCACGCCGCTGACGATGGCGGCCAGGGTGTCGCCCTCCCAGCTACCGTTACGGGTGGTCTTGCCGCTGCCGCGCATGTCGCTGGCCTTGCCGCGTATCACCAGCGTGTCCGGCGGGCCGGAGACTTCGACCTCATCGACCACATAGCGGCCCTCCCGGGACAAGGTCGACCCGGCATAGCCCAGATAGATTTCGATGCTGGCACCGCGAGACGGCAACGTCACGGCGCTGTCGCGGTCGTCAATGCGCAACTCAAACTCGTCAGACTCCATCCCGGGCTTGTCCGAGGTGCGCAGCAGCAAAAGCCGGTCGTTGATCATGCGGGTGATATCGCTGCCATCGGCAACGATGCGGAAAACGGGCGTCATATCTAACTCCAACAAAAAGCCCCGCACATGGCGAGGCTCAGGTTTTAAGGCGCGTTACGCGTAACGATCAGCTCCAGAGCTGTACGGCCTGCTCATCGCTGGCCAGCGCCAAGTCCGGCAGCACGATCAGCACACCGCCGCGATACGGCTCTGGCTCGGTGGCCAACCCGGGGTTGGCCACCAGCACCGCCTCCACGCTGCCGTTGAGGTGGCCATAGGCGTTGTGGCAGATGGTGTAGAGCTTGTCGCCTTCAAGCGTTCTGCAGGTCTTCGCCATAACGGACAAACTCCAGACTAAAGCCCTGCTTGCGGGGGATTCCGCCCTGCAGGAACGCGCTCTGATCCTCGGTGATCGAGGTCAGGCACCAATCTCCCAGGACGTAGCCATAGCCCGTGGTCAGGCCCAGCGGCACCAACATCCCGCCGATGCTGCGCAGGGTGTCCAGTTGCTTGAGGCCGCCCCGGTGCCCGGGAAAGATCGAACCCTTGAGGGTGATTTTGTCGTCACCCATGCCCACCGCCTGCTGTGCCGGCCGACGCATCAGGCGCTCTTGCGAGGCCCAGCGAAAACCGCTCTGCCGGTTCAGCTCCTCAAAGGCTGCCGTATCCAGATTGAAGTAATACGGCGGCGCCTCATGCTTGTGCGGCTGCAGGATCAGCAAGTGGGGGAACGGCTTCACCGCCTCCACGGCCGGGGTGGTGTCGGTAGCAAAGATGCTGGTCGGCAGGATGTTGCCCAGCGCGGGATTGATCTTGCCGGCAATCTGGTTGATCGCATTTTTTGCCCGGGTAGCCTGTTCGCCCAGCACCTCCAGCCGCTGCTCGATCTGCGAGGCAGCGCGGGTGGCTTGGTTGTAGACCGCGACCACCGCACCCACCTTGGCCTGTGCGGCGCTGATACCGCGCATGACCCGCTGCAGCTTTTCCCCAACCATCGGGCCAATGACCGGCAGCGTCTCCAACTCTGAAGCAGCACCGGTCATTTCACTGATAGCCCCGTTTACCGGCCCCATCATCCCGTCCAGACTGCGCCGCCCCGCTTCACCTGCCGTGGCAAGGTAACTGACCGTGCTTTGCATTTGGTCCATATAGGCCATATCACCTCCTTACCCGATATGTGGGGCGTCGTATAACTTGCGGTCATTGGCCCGGCGGGCGTTGTCTTCCATCTGCCGGGCGAAGTCATTCAACTGGCCCTGCATCATGGGTTGCAGTTTGCGCATCAACTCGTCGGGGTCTTTCACATCACCCTCAATGGTGATGGGCATATGCGGGGCAAAGGTGATCTTTTGATCGATCGGCGCTGGTTTGGATTCCGACTTGAGCACCAAAGGCGACGGGACTTGTGACCGTCCGGACTGCGCGTTCATCGAGCGCACTACATCACCTGGCTCTGCATCGTTGCCAAACAGCGACTTGGCAAATGACGACCTGCCGAACATGCCACCCACCGCATCGCCGCCCATGCCTCCCAGGAACGCGCCAACCAGACCGCCCACCGCCGTGCCGATGATCGGCACCACGGAACCGATCGTGGCGCCGGCAGCTGCACCGGCTACCGACCCAGCCAAGCCACCGGCAGCACCGCCGTAGCCTTCGGCTTTCTCTTGGGCGGTCTTGGCCGTGGTGTAGGTGTCAAAGGCCTTGATACCGGCCTCAAACACCGTGCCAGCCGGAATGGCTTTACCCATCTTGCCGATGGTGCCCACGGCGTTCATCAGCCGAGCGCCCAAACGCGGGGGCACGGGTGGCGGTGCCGGTGGACGGGGCGGCCCACGGCGCCGCGATCGACGCCCACCGCGGCCGCCACCAGGACCACCGCCAATGTCGCGGGCATTGACCACAAACACTTTTTGCGGCTCGGAGCTTTCACCATCCTCACCGCCCTTGGCCTCCCGGATGACATCAAGCAACTTCAGGCCGGTTTCTACCGGGTCCAGGTTGGTATCTGCAGCGCCCTCACCCTCCGGCGCGTCATCCTTGCGGCCCATCAGCGCATTGAGTCCTGACGAGACCAGCGATTTGACTGCATCACCCTTCTCATCACCGCCGTCAGCACCGCCCAGCGCGTCCTTGGCGTTGGTGACAAAGACCGACTGCACGCCGGCACGGCCTGCACCGCCACCACCGCCCAACCCGCCCCGGGCCAGATTGACCAGCCCCCGGCCGATCTTGAACGCCCCCAGCAGACTGGTGACAACGCTCGCACCGGTGGCCAGCGCCGTCAGCCCCATCACCAGCTTGGGCGACTCGTCCGACAGCTTGGTGATGCCCTTGACCACCGTGGTCAGCCCAGTGGCGACCGCATCCGTAACCGGGCGAATGGCATCGCCCACGCTGCGCATGGCGTCATTGCCGGCCTGAATCGTCTCGGCCCATTTTTGCGACGAGGTGTCGCGCCGTTCCGACAGGTTTTTGTCCAAGATCCCAGAGGCTCCGGACGCCTCGTTTTTAAGCTGCTCGTACAGCGCCTTGTTCTGCACATAGGCGGTCAGTGCTGACTTAACCTGCATGTCGGCAAAGATATCGCCGGTGCGCAACGCCTGCTCCAGGCTGCTGAGCATGGCCTTGGCCTTTTCCGGGTTCGCTTCCTTGCTGATCTGGGCCGTGGCCTCAGCCATCTTGGCGGCTTTCTTCGGGTCGGTGGCTTCGATGTAGCGTTTGGCTAAGCCAAAACTAGCCTCCAGCGTGGACATGCCACCCTGAATACCCGTGTTCAGCGAGCCCTGATAATCAATGCCGGCCTTCTTGTAGGCATCCACTACTTCGCCGGAACCAATTTTCTCCATCCAGTTTTTCAGGTTGTTGGCCGCCTCGTCGGAGGTGCCGGCAGTTTTCATCTGCACCTGGAGCATCGCGCCCAGCTGCGTCACGGCGTCCATGCCAGTGATGCCCTGTTTCTGCATGCTTGCGAGCAGTTGCGGGAACCAACGCGCCATGTCGCTGGCTTCAAAGCTGCCCGCCTGCCCTTGAAACGCCACCGCTTCCAGTGCCTTTTCCAGCACCTTGGGGTCGGTGATATTGGCGTTACTCTGCAGTGCCTGGATCATCTTGGCGGTGTCGACACCAGACGAGCCCTGCCCCACAACGAACTTGGCCGCGACCGGGGCGAACTCCATCGCCTGCTTCAACTCCATCCCCGCGCCGACCAACTGGTTGACCACATCGGCCACTTCGTTGCGGCCCATGCCGATATCGTTCGACGTCCCGATGATGCTGCGCGACATATCGGCCTCTTGCGCCGATCGGGCCACCCCGGCCTTGATCGCAATATCCCGGATGATCGCCTGATAATCGGCGCTGACCTTACTTGTCGCGGCCACCAACCCTGTCGCAACAACGCCCTGGGCTACGCCGGCTTTGACTTGCTGTTTGCCCTGGCTGATTTGGTTATGACCTTTAACCTTCAGTTCAGCGCTACGTCCAGCGCGGCCAAGGCGGTCGTACTCTTTGGCCAGCCGGCCGACCTCTACGCCTTCCTTGCGCAGCACCCCGAGGTTTCGCTCCAGCCGGTTCAGCAGCGCTTGCGCACCCTTCTCGCCGGCGGCGTGAGTCTTTCGCCACTCATCACGCAGGCGCATGGTTTCGCCGATCGTGCTCTGCAGCACCCGGGCCTTCTTACCCTGCTCGCTGAGTTTTTTGACGCGGCTTTCCACATCCTTAAATGCAGCGCCCACGGTCGAGCTCACCGCCCCGCCGATCACCAGACCGAGAGCCATGTTGTTTGCCATAGGAGTGCCCTGTTACATGTAACGGAGGAGGCAGCTCAATCCGTGAGCCACCACAGCATGCGATTGAACGGCATGGCCTCGATCTCGCTGGCCGAGAAATGAAACTCCCGAGCCAGGAACTTGGCCGCCGCTTTAATCGTGGTAGGCGTAAGGTTCATCATCTTCGACCAGGCGAAAATAACCGGCCTGCAGGCGGTTGTAGTCGACGATGGTCATGGCGCTAATGTCCTTGTCGCCGGACCCCGTGAGGGATGCGAACAAGATCAGCTCGCGCTTCTCAGCATCACCGCCGGACTGGACGGTGGCCTGCTGCACGTCCTTGACGGTCGGGGCACGCAAGCTAATTCGATCGACTTGGATCTGATTAATTTCGGTCGGTTTGCGCAAGGTGATGGTGGCACCTTCGGCTGTCAGTTCGAGCCAGCTTGGCAGTTTCTTAGTAGTGCTAATGGTCATGTTCATTGTTCCTTAGAGACCCAGGGCGTTACGCACGTCAGCCAGTTGGTCAACGCCATCGATGACGCGCACGCAGTTGATCGGATCGATTTCAAACATCACGCGCCCGTCGATTTCGAGCTTGTAGTAGGTGACGTCCACGGCGTACTTGAACTCCGCCTTGGAACCAGCCGACCATTCGCCTGGATCGACTTCACGCAGACCGCCACGCAAGGTGGCCACCACGGCGGTAACCGAGCCTTTCTGGCCCTTGAAGGCACCGCGAAACGAGGCATCAAAACCGGTCTGGTCAAAGGCGCCGAAGTACTTCAGTACCTCACGACGGATACCGTTGGTGGCAAAGCTGGATTCCAGTTTTTCCAGGCCCATGTCCATCGCCACCGGCGCGTCCATACCGCCGCCGCGATACTCCTCGGTTTTCACCGTGACCTTGGGCAGGCTCAGGCTCGGCACATCGCCCTGAAGGCTTTGGCCAGCGATAAACATGTTGGTGTTAAACAGGGTTTGCGGAATCATTGAACGCCTCCTCAGGCTTCCAGAACTTCAGTCAGCCACTGGTTCGTGACCTCGATTTGGAAAATCGGGTTTTCCGCCGGCGGTACATCGGTAAAGCGAATGGTCCAGTACACCTTGCCCTGCTCGATCTGCGTGGCCGTGGTCTTCTCAAGGTCGGGGTAAACCTCAAAATTGATCACCGCGCCCTGTGCTTTCAGGTCACGCATAAAGGCGTTGATCGTCTCTGTGACGTCCTTGACGTAGGTCTTGGTGATGCCCCGGTCGACGGCCCATTTCATGCCCGCCTGAATCGCTTCCATCACCATGTCGGTGGTGCGTACGCGTGTGACAAAAGCCCACTTCGCATCCGAGGACAGGGTGCGGTTGCCCCACAGGCGATAGCCGCCGTCGCGGATGATGGTGGTGATATTGGCGCCGTTGAGCAGGTTGGCGCGGCAGGTCTTATCGCCGTCCAGGTACTCGACCGGGCGTACCGTGCCAGTGATGCCGGCAATCTCTTTGTTCGACGGCGACGACCAGAAACCAAAGCGCGTATCGGTCTGCGCAAACAGGCCTGCAGCGATCGCAGAACCCGGAACCGACACATCGCTGTTGAGGGTGGTGCTCCATTGCTTCACCGCCGGATCAACCATAAACAGGCGCTTGGAGCCGAAGTTTTCGGCGTAGGCAATCGCCGCCTCGTCGGTGGTGTTGGGCCCGTCGATGATGGCGATGGCCTTCAATTTGCCGGCCAATACATCCATTGCGGTGGCCACCGCCTCCATGGCACTGTGCTTGGGCGCGATCAACAAGCGCGGCTGAAGGTTGAACAGGCTCTTGCCGTCGAGCAGCGCCTGCAGACCGGTTCGCTTACCGTCCGCTGCTACCCCGCCAATGATCGAACTGGTGAGCACTGCCGCTTCGGTGCCAGTCGGCACACCCACCGCGACGATCGCGGCCGCCGACTGGTTGAAGATGGCCTTGCACGCTCGGGTCAGCGCCGAGTCAGCACCGAACGCGGCCACCGCTTCACTCTCACGAGTCAACAGGGTGGGCACGTTGGACTCTGCCAACCCAAGACCCGGAGTGAAGGTATCGACAATGCCGATGATCGAAGACGACGGCAGCGCGATGATGCGCGGGCCGCTTTCGACCAGCGACACGGTAATACCGTGAAAGAAGTCGGTAGAACTCATAGCTTTCTCCATAGAAACAAAAAAACCGCCAATCGGCGGTTGCGGTACAGCTGTGAAACCTGTGCTTACATCGGCGTGACGCGATAGCCGACGGCGATCCAGCGCACGCCAAAGGCCTGAACCTGACCAATATATTCAGTGAAACTGAGCACGAAGCCCGCCGTGGTCAAGGAAGCCTCATTCAATGCGCACGTAACTGTCGAGGCCGCCACGGCGCCGCCGTTGTGCTGAGTAATCACCGGTAAAACAATGAACGGCGCGGTATCGAACCAATACGGAAAGTTGAACTGCACATTCAACATGCTGCCCGGCTCATCACCTAGGTACGAGCTGCCCCACTGCACAAACAGACCGGTGTCCTTGTCCCACCAGAAACCATTGGGGCTGTGATACAGGCTCGATGGCACCCCGGCGCCCAAGGCGGCCCGCGCCGTTTCTGGCGTGTTGCCGCCGGTCCCGCCACGCACCACCGGCAAGATGCCGCTAATCAGCTTGCCGGCATCCAGGCCGGCCAAGGCCAGCTCAATGGCCAGGTTGCCACTGCCGTCCCACTGCCCCTGCCCGGTCGCCGCACCGGTTAAATTCAGCGTCCGAGCAGTCTGCCACTTGCTCGCTGACCCGGCATTGCCGGTGGTTGAGCGGTCCAAGGTGCCGGTGGTGATTTTGCTGGCATCCAGCGCCGGAATGTCCGCCGGCAGCAGCGACTCACCCTTGATCACTAAGCCCTTGGCGTTGACCGTGACCTTGCCATAGGAGCCCGCTGTCACCCCTGAATTGGCCAGCGCCATATCGATGGTGGCATTGTTCGACCCATCAAATAGCGCCTCGCCGGTGGCGTCGCCCATCAGCGCGATCTTGCGCTGCGTCTTCAGTCGGTGGGCCCTTCCCGCCACGCCACTGGCAATTTCCTCACGCACGACGCTCAGGGTCGGCATGACCAGCGTCGGGTCATCGATCAGCGTGATGTTGGCCGTGCTGCTGACCAGAATCTGCAGCCGAATACCTTGGGTTCGGCCGGTGCCCTGCCCCAGCGTCGGCTTGAAGGTCGCCGGATAATTGGCCACCGCCACCAGCAGGCCGGCCGAGTCATACAAGCCTACCTCGCGCACCCACCAGCCACCCACGTTCGACGGCAAGGTCAGCTCCGCGACAATCACCGGCCGATCCGCGCGAACTGTCAGCCGATTCAATGGCAAGCGCAGGTTTTCGTGGATCAGCGTCGCTTGCTCCTTCGACGGGATGGGCGTCACACCATTGCCATCGCCAACGCCCATATGGGTGATGTTCCATTTCGTACCGTTCGCGACTGCGCTGGCGAGTTGTGCCGCTCCTATATCGGTCAACATCGCGACATAAAAAATATCTTGTTCGGCCATGTATTCGCCCAATCAAAAATGAATCCGATATAAACCCTGACATGAGCGTCATACGCATGAATAAGATCAGGGACCACTTGCATCAATAAAAAATTAGAACTTGCTGCGCCAACTCTCAGAACAAAAAAAGCAACGCTAGCAAGGCTTGGGTACAGGATCAGTTATTCACTGGCGCTCGGTGATGGACATGGTTTTCTCCAAGCGAAAAAAAGCCCGCACGGGACGGGCTTTGGATGCACCTTCTCAGCTACCAACGGCTTTCAGTCGGGCCGAAGGGAAGTGCGCTACGCTTCGTCTCCATTGGCGTAAGACCCAATGGCGCTGTTCGCTGGTGCGTTTTGACAGGGTAATCATGTCAAGAAAAGCGGCCGAGGTTCTGCACGTAGTCCTTAGCGACCTGGGCATCGGCATACGCGGCGCGCTGCGTGGCGTTCGGCTGCGAAACAGAGAGGTCTTCCAGCCAGTTGCGGAACACGCTACCGACCCACTCCTGCACAAACCCGCCCGTCCCCGTGCTATTGCGCCCAATGGAGCTGGTGCGACCCACGCTAAGCGGGATGTTAAGTGGGCCAACTACTGCCTTATCAGCGAGGAATGGCGCACCGTTCTTGTATAAGCGGATTTTGTGTCCTCCCGCACCGTCCGGTAGGTAGGCAATTGCGAGCTGGACAATTTGGCCTACCGCAATATCTGTCACGTCGCCATTACGTTCGCCATCGGCGTACATCCGGTACACCCCTGTATCAGCGAGATAGGCACATGCGTACTGGTTTTCAATGCCGGTCTGGTAGGTGTTACCGGCCACCAAGGACTGCGATACCTTGTTCACCTGAACGCCGTGCTTCAGCCAAATACTGTAGAGGAACCCGTCGCTGTTAGAGCCCAGCATACCCACGGAATCTGGGATCACCACCCCTTCTTCGGTGCGGACACCGAAGGTTAAGCCACCCCCTGAAAAACCAGGGGATTGGCCGGGAGTGAAGTAGATTGAGTCATCGGCCTTAGTCTCGACCAAGTTCTTCACCGCCTGACCATTGGCTATTGGAGCAGCCTGGGAAGGCCAGCAGTAGCTGTCGGCAAAATCGAAAATGAACTTTGAGCCAGCAGCCAACAAAGGGTCGCGACCGAGAATAGGCAGCGATTCATCGGAGAACGTTACGCCAGGTAGTCGAATAACAAGCATCGTACTTACCAACCTTTTTGTTGGATGAAATTGAAGACCGTTTGGGCGACCAAGGTGTTACCCGCGAAGTTAAGGTGCAGCGTGTCGGACAGTAATGAAGTGGGTGTAACGTCATGGCCGAAGTCGATAACGTCTTGCGACATAGCGGGATTGTAGCCACGCACCAGAGCGCGTCGAATGTCGATGAATTGGCGCGGATACAGCGCTTTCAACTCCTCATTGAGGGAGGTGATTGCATTGTATTTTTCTGTCCCCATCCACTCGGCAGGTTTGTTGTCAGTGAGCACACTCATCACGATGAACTTTTTGTTCAGCGGCTTGAGATGAGCAATCGACGCGGCCAACGCGGCCTTTACTTCGGCCTTGGCATTGTCAAAATCAGTGCGACCTGTCCAAAAGTTATTACGCCCGTACCAAAACACCGTGATCTTGAATGGATGGTCGTCTTCCAATGGAATAAATGGCGTGGCCGGGTCAATGATCAGCGCCACCCCCGCCGTGGCACGGGTGAATAAGTATGCGGTGCGATTGCCACTGCCATCGAACGTGGCTGACACACTCCCCGCCACACCAGCAAGAGTACCCACAATCGGCCCACCACCCTGGTTGGAAATCGGAGCTTGAGTTGAGGCGGTAATGCTCACCGCGCCTGATGCCGGAATAGTGTTACCCGTAACGGTCAACAGGTTTACGTAGCCGCCTTGTCGCGTGGCAGTCTGCTGTGAGTTCTGCCCCCCAACTGCTCCAGTATGGACGGAGCGACCCAACAGCCCAGCCAGGATGGTAGGGTAACCACCAGCGGTCAACGAGTCGCCAAAGCAGGCCACAGCCAGCAGGCCATAGATCCATTTTTCGTAATCTACACTCGATGGTGGTGGCGCGTTTTCTAGTGCAGTTAATCGACCATCTACGCTGCGGCCCTTCACAATGAAGTCGCCGGAGGTTGTCAGGCCCACACCGATTCGGTTGAGCGCATCCAAAATAGCGAACAGGTAGCCACTGCGTTCGAAGTCGGCGTTTTCACTCAAGAGGCCCGGAGCCAGAAGCTGCGTCAGCAAAGCCCCAACGTCTTTGTGGATACCAAGATCAACTTTGCCAGCCTTGGTGATAGCTAGCGCTATGCGACTAAAGGCCCCGGGATCCGGGGTGTCGGCGAAAACACATGCGTAGTCACCCGAGGATGTATCAGCATCCAGTATGGACTCTATAAAAGTAGCCAACTGCTCAACGGCCTTCACACTCGGATAACGCGCTTTCTCTACCGGCGCACCGCCGACGTTTTGGTAAAGGATCAAGTATTCAGACGACTCGGGAGACGGCACGCTGAAATACTTCCCCAGGGCGGTGTTCGCTGGAAGCAGACCAATTGCAGTGCTGGGGTAGATATTGCCCGCTGCGGTTGCGTAGTCGGCAGCAACCACGGCGCGTTGGGCGTTCTCCTCCGCCAAGACAGCCGCATCTGTTAGACCGTAAATCAATGCGCCAACCGAGGTATCGGTTTTCAGCGTATCAATCAACTCAGTCACTGCCACGTCAATGGCCGCCTCGCCGTCAGACTTAATATCAGCGGAGACTTGCTTCAGGTTCTTTATGGGACCTGATTCGGTTTGAATCGCTGCAGCATCTAACGGATCATTTGCATAGCTATGAACAATGTCCATGCCTTGTTCTGCTAAATTCAGAATTAAGCCAAGGCGCTCCAACTGATCTGCCATATAAAATTCTCATGTTACTTAAATACATTATCCAGCTGCACTGGGCAGTGAACTGGCAATAAAAGAATCAAACCCCAACAAGGTCAGACATGCGGAAGTTGGTGAAATAGTTGAAGTTTTTAGCGGATACTTCTAAACGGCTTAAATCCGACTCGCTGAGCCACAATTCTGCGGAAGAAATAACAGTTTCATCGCCAGAACAAATCGCAGCACCCAAGAACAATTCGCCCTTCGGGCTGTAGGTAATTTTCAGCCCCACCAGATGCCGAGTGATTGGCTTGGTGTCGGCAATCATCCGCTCCAAATCGGCTAGACCTTGCTCGCTCAGACCACTCTCAAACAGCGCTAGACTCATGCTGAAAGTTCCGGGCTCGCCCATCGGCTCCAGCTGATACCACTCGGTGATGTCGATAAGGTCGGCAAACGGCTCAACCACCTGGCGTAGCGCGGACACCGTGCCCTTGCGTTTATGGATCTCGAAAGAATCCTTGATCACCTTGCGCTTGATCCCTTCGGACCAGTTCGGGTCCCAGCGATCGACACTGCGCTGAATTGCCAGCCAGGGCAGTAATGCAACCGGGCAGGTGTCCGGCGAAATCATGCGACGCAGGACGTTGGGCATCGCCGCCTTTTCCATCGACACCTGAGCCAGCGCCTGCTCCAGCGGCGTGCGATTCAACGGCAACAAGCTGGCATCACTCATCGGTGCCACCAATCACTACGCTGGAGCCGGTGCAATTGGCCGCCTCGTTATCCGCCACCACCACATCCTCGGCCGGGTGGATCAGCTCCACGCGCTGCACCCGAGACACATGTAACGCGGCATGAATGGCCGAGCGCCGAATATCCCGCCCCAGGCGCCGCTGGGTGTTGATGTAGCGATTCAAGGAGGACCGGGCTTCAGTCAGGCTCAGCTCAATCTCAGGGCCCGGATAGAGGTACAACACCGCCTCGATCTGATAATCGATCAAGCTGGCCGACTGGACAATCACTCGATCACCAACCGGCCGCACCTCCTCGTCATTCAGGGCCAGCCGTACCACCTCCAGCAGATCCTCCGATGCCAGGCCCTCGCCAATTCGGCTCAGAATGCTGACCTCTACCGTAGCCGGGCTTGGGCTACTGGCCCTGGCATCCGCTACCCGGCCATCGGCCGACATGGAATGAAAGACGTAGGCATCACGAGGCCCTGCTATCGACATGCCCTCAAAGGCCAACAGCGTGCGCTCCACCAGGGAATCGTCCGATTCATACTGCGCCTCGATCGGCGGCACAGCGCCGGGGTCAGCGGGGACCACCAGCAGGCGCTGGACATTGTAGTTGGCAGCCAGATGATCCAGATCGCTGTCACGGGCAAAGGCCAGCAACAGCGCTTTGGCCGCATCGTTGATCCGCGCACGTCCCATCATCTTGTCGTAAGCAGCTTTCTCCAGCAGCTTGACCACCGGGTCGGACTCAAGCGCCGCCGTCCAGTTGCCTCCCATCAAAGCACGAAAGTCAGTCAGCGCCTCTTGATACAACGCTTCAAAATCAAGCGACTCCAGCACAAGCGGCGCGGGCAAGCGGGACAGATCCAGTGTGCTCATACAATCACTTCCAATAACTTACTGTCGCCCAGATAGGTGCCCGACAGGCGAAAGGTGATACGTCCACTCAGCACAGACAGGACTTCAATACGGGTCAGCTCCAGGCGCGGCTCCCAGCGTTTCAGGGCACGAGCAGCTTCAGCCTGCACGGCGCTTTTCCACCCCTCCGAAACCGGAAGGTCAACAAAGCGACGGATCGTGCTGCCGTATTCCGGGCGCATCAGCCGAGCCCCCAACGGGGTGGTCAGGATGTCTTCAATGGACTGCCTCAGGTGCTCAACGCCTGAGATAGGCAGCCCGGTACGGCGGTCCATTCCGATCATGGGTCTACTCCGACAGCAGCTCTAAATCAGCGTGACCATCGAGATACGCACGCGCTTGGGCGTCGATAACCTTGACCGAAACACGCCCTTTGCTGACCTGCAGCAAGCGTCCGCCCGGTATCACCAGGCTGCGAGATGTGAACAGTTTGTCCTTGTAGACCACCACCGCCGCCAGCTCTTCGGCGCTGTAGTCGGCCGCCGTCTTGATCGGCGCTGCAACGGCATCGGCAGTCATAGGCACCGCCACGGCATGCACGGTGATCGGTACGGCCACGGCGTTCACCGCGACATCGCTCGAGCTTGATTTGCTCGCCATAATTTTCTCCAGGCAGAAAAAAGCCCGCGCTCGGCGGGCTGGTTGATAGTTGCGTTTAGTGCTTGTGGTTAGGCGTGTTGCCAGCGGTGTCGATGATCGATCCGCCGCCAAGAATGTCGCCCGTTACGCGTAACGTGCCATTGATCTGCACATCACCATTGAGCGTCGCCGGACCATCCAGGGTGATCGCCCCTGACTTCACCACCACGTCGTTATCCGTAACGGCCAGGTCCGAGCCGGCGACCTTGATCGCCACAGCGCCGGTCGGCAGATCAATGCTGTAACTGTGGGCCATCCAGTCGTAGGTTAACGACCCGCCATCGTCGAATAGCCAGCGCTCAACGTGATCGCGGTTATCCGGGGCTGGCCCGGCATCGCCAAACAAGCCCGGCACAAAGGTGCCTTGTGACACGTCGCCGCTTGGGCTAAGCAAAGCACCCTGCTCGCCCATACTGGGCACCCGCCAGTGCCGAGCCTTACCTGCCGCCTGACTGTGCCAACGCACCCAGGCACTGACCCACTCGCCATCAGACACCCGGCACACGGGTGGCCTAAGCGTCAGATCCAGAGCAACGACATAGCAGCTCTTGACCACCCCCGCGATCATGCGGTCGTGCTCGGCAAGGGCATGGCTCACGGGTCAACCTCACCGCCTACGTTGAACACGAGCGAACCGGGCGGCTCATCGGGCCACAGCCATTCCGTTTCCCCGAGGTAAATCGTCTGCGTCCACTCCACCAGCCAAACGGCATAGCCATCCAGCTCCGGACGGGTCCAGTCTTGGGTTGAGCGCTTGAACACTGCAGGTTCCACGGCCAGGCCCCACGTCTGAGTGCGCAACAACACCGCCAGTTGCGTGGCCAGGTGAATGGCCTGCTGGTAATGCTGGTCGCGGATCACATCAACAATCACCCGCGCTTCAAACGTGACGTTCAGGGTGCTTTCCCCCGTGCCGATATCGGTACCGGGCTCAATCTCGGCGATGTCGAGAAATACGGCCGGCAGCGGGATGTGCTGCTCAATGTCAGGCCAGAAGCGGACCAACTGAACACCTGGCAGTTTCTCCTGCAGATGCTGTTCAATGGTTTGATACAAGAGGTCGAGGCTAAACGGCTGCTCAGACACGGCGCGTCCCCTTCAGGTATTTCTGCAGTTCAAAGTTCATTTCTTGCCGGAGAATCTGCAGCAGGCGCTCATCGGCCTTGCGGCTCCAGGCCTCAAAATGCGGCCGTACTG